CTACTACAATCGGATCAGGAGCAAGTAATCCCATTGTTGTAGATGGCTCTGCAATTACATTAGGTCGTTGTGGTGGTACCGTTGCTTTAGCATCAGGTGCAACACAGACAGGTTTTGGTAGAACAGGGACTGTAAATTGGGTTACAACAAAAAAAACAACAGGATTTACAGCAGTATCTGGAAACGGATATTTTTGTGATACAGCAGCAAGTGGAGCTTTTACTTTGACACTACCTAGTTCTCCTAGTGCAGGAGATATAGTAGGAATGAAAGATTATAATGGAAATTTTGCAACAGCTAATTTAACTATTGGTAGAAATGGATCTCCAATCAATGGAGGTAGTTCTGTAGATGTTGTTATAAGCACTTCTGGTGCTTCAATATTTTTAGTTTATGTAGATGCAACTCAAGGATGGGTAGCAACACAAGACGATGAGTCAGTTTTTACCGGTGAAGCTTTTATAGTAGCAACAGGTGGAACTATAACAGAAGATGGCAATGACAAAATTCATACATTTACAGGACCTGGAGATTTTATAGTTAGTTCTATAGCAAATTGCGCTGCTAATAATTTAGTTTCTTATGTGGTAGTTGCAGGCGGTGGTGGCGGTGGAAGTGGAGCAGTTTCAGAAGGTGGTGGTGGCGGTGGTGCAGGAGGATACAGAGAAACTAAAAGCCCTGCTACTCCTTATACTGCAAGTCCCTTATGTGGGCACGGTACTCCAGGAAATAGAATTACAGTTACAGCAGCAACTTTTCCAATAGTTGTTGGTGGTGGTGGACCTGGTGGAACTACTGCAGGAAATAATTCAGGTAGTGGTAGTGTTTCAACTTTTTCAACAATAACTTCAGCAGGTGGTGGAGCGGCCGGAGGACAAACAGGTACTCCTTCAGGCAGACCAGGAACTGCAGGTGGTTCAGGTGGTGGTGCTGTAAATGGAACAGGTGGAGCAGGAAATACTCCTTCAACAACTCCAGCTCAAGGAAATAATGCAGGTGGTTCAGGCAGTGGTCCTATAGCTAATTCAACATATGTAGGTAGTGGTGGTGGTGGAGCAACGTCGGTTGGACTCAGTACATCTAGTGCACCTGGAAAAGGTAGTGGTGGAGATGGGGCAACTTCAAGTATTAACGGAACACCAACTGCAAGAGCAGGTGGGGGTGGAGGTGGATTTGGTCCAGCACCATCATCACCTTATGGTATTGGAGCAGGTGGCGCCGGAGGTGGAGGCGGTGGTGGTCCAACCACTCAAACAGCAGGAAACGCAGGAATAGATAATACTGGTGGTGGTGGTGGAGGTGGTTCTTCAGGAAGTAGTCCAGTTGTCCTTGGTGGTCAAGGTGGTTCAGGTATAGTAATAATAAGGTACAAATTTCAATAGGAAAATATTATGAGTGAAGTAAAAGTAAATAAAATTAGTCCAAGATCGGGAACAACTGTCACCCTAGGTGATAGTGGCGATACGTTCACAATTCCTGCCGGTGCAACAATTAACAACCAAGGTACAGCAACAAACTTTGGTGCAACAGGTTCAGCGTCTTGGGTAACAACAGTTAAGACATCAGGTTTTACAGCAGTGGCTGGTGAAGGATATTTTGTAAATACAACAGGTGGTGCAGTATCAGTTAACTTACCAGCAGGAACTGCAGGCGCAGTTGTTGCAATAAAAGATTATGCAGAAACTTTTGATACAAATGCTTGTACATTAGTTAGAAATGGTTCTGATAAAATTGGTGGCGTTGCGGAAGATTCAATTTTAGAAACAGAAGGTATTGCGGTTACACTAATTTATATAGATTCAACACAAGGTTGGTTAGTAACAGATTCAGGATTACAGTCAGATGCACCTGCTCCACAATTTATTACAGCAACAGGTGGAACTATAACAACAGTTTGCACCAACTATAAAGTTCATACCTTTACAGGACCTGGAACTTTTCAAGTGACTGGCGTAGGAAATAGTTCAGGATCAAATACAGTTTCTTATGTAGTAGTAGCTGGTGGTGGAGGTGGTGGCGCTGAAGAAGGTGGCGGTGGAGGAGCTGGTGGTTTTAGAGAATCTAAAGCATCATCAGATTCTTATACAGCTAGTCCTTTAAATGCAACCGCTGGCCAGCCAGGATATAATTTACCAGTTTCAATAGCATCTTATCCAATAGGAGTTGGTGGAGGTGGAGCTGGTCAAACTGCTGCCCCTGGTGCAGCAGTTAATGGAGTTAATTCAACTTTTTCAACAATAACAGCTACTGGTGGTGGAAGAGGTGGTGGGCAATGTGCACCAACTCAGACTGGTGCCCCTGGTGGATCCGGAGGTGGTGGTCACGGTGATGGTAGTGGTAGTGCTAAAGCAGCTGGTAGTGGAAATACACCTCCCGTATCTCCTCCTCAAGGAAAAGATGGTGGAGCTGGTATAGGAAGAAACGCATCAGACAATGAAGGAGGTGGTGGAGGTGGCGGAGCAACGGCTGCTGGTGCTGGCGGATCTAATACTCCTAATCCTGGAGGCGCAGGTGGTAATGGTGGAGCTGGCGCAACGACTTCAATAAGTGGATCACCTGTTGCAAGAGCAGGTGGAGGAGGCGGTGCAGCTACAAATCCATCAGGAACAATTGGAAGTGGTGGAACTGGTGGTGGTGGAGACGGAACAAAATCCCAACCAAGTACAGCAGAAGACGGAACAATTAACACTGGTGGTGGTGGAGGCGGTGGCGGTGGAAACGGCGGTGCTGGTCCTGCTTCTAAAGGTGGCGCAGGTGGCTCTGGTGTGGTAATAATAAGGTATAAATTTCAATAGTTGAATGATAATTAAAAATAAGATATAAGGAGATAATTATGGCACATTTTGCAAAACTAGGAGCTAACAGTAAAGTTATTCAAGTACTTACTTTGAATAATTCTGATATGTTAAACGCTGATGGCGTTGAAGATGAAACAGTAGGACAACAATATTTAGAAACACATAATAATTGGCCTGCACAAATGTGGATTCAAACATCTTACAATACATCAGGTAATACACATATTTCTGGAGATAACTCTAAAGCATTTAGAGGAAACTACGCAGGTATAGGTTACATTTGGGACGAAGATGATCAAATCTTTTGGCCTAAAAAACCTTATGCATCTTGGGTAAAAGATACTACAACTGCTAATTGGAAATCACCAATTGGTGATGCTCCAGCATTAACAGAAGAACAGACTTCACAAAACACAGCTAATACTCACAGATGGATTTACGTCTGGAATGAATCAGGTCAGTCTTGGGATCTAACAGATTCTAAAGCATAATTGATCTAGATCAATTCTTTTAATATCAATTGACATTATAAATGATGGATGTATATATTACATCCAGGTATGCAAAAGAAAGTATTAACAGAACAAGTTTTATATTATGGTGATGTGGCGATGCCTAAAGATTGGGACATCGACCGAGATAAATTATCAGGCGATATTTTACAATCAGTAATTCAAAATAAAGATTTTCCATTCTCAAGAACTTGGGATATGTTAAATACTTATATGCGAGATCACGTTGGTCTTGAGTATGGTGTTAATTTAATTAACAAAGAAACGTGGGGAAATATTTATAAACCCCAGGAAACAACAGTTCCTTTATTAAATATAGATCCAGTAGATCTACGAAACTCTCCAGACTTTACATTATTATATGGTGTAAAGGTCAAAGATTGTAATGTTCGAATACACTTTGAAGACAATAGACGTAAAGGTAGATCTTGGGACATACCACTTTTAAATAATAGATTTATAATGTTTCCATCTACTAATATGTATTACATAACTAACAATCAAAAAGATTCATTAAACTTTGTCCAAACAATAACTTATGAATATATCTAATTACTATTGGTATTTTAGTGGTGTGCTTACACCAAAATTTTGTGATGATGTAATAGCTTATGCAAATTCACAAGAAGAAGTTATGGCTAGAACAGGTGGCTATGGAGATAGAAAATTAAAAAAAGAAGAAGTAAAAGATTTAAAAAGAAAAAGAAACTCTGATCTAGTTTGGTTAAATGATACTTGGATATACAAAGAATTACACCCATATGTTCACGAAGCAAATAAACAAGCTGGTTGGAATTTTGATTGGGAAAGATCAGAATCTTGTCAGTTTACAAAATATAAACACAATCAATACTATGATTGGCACTGTGATAGTTGGGATAAAGCTTATGAAAAAGAAGGACCTGAAAATGGTAAGATTCGAAAACTATCTATGACTTGTCAATTAACAGATGGTTCAGAATACACAGGTGGTGAACTAGAATTTGATTTTAGAAACTACGATCCACATATGAGAGATGAAAGTCAACATTTAAGAAAAGCAAAAGAGATATTACCTAAAGGTTCTATTATTGTTTTTCCTTCATTTGTTTGGCATAGAGTTAAACCCGTGACATCAGGCACAAGATATAGTCTTGTTGTTTGGCATTTAGGAAAGCCATTTAAATAATATGTATATAAATAATTACTTTAACACAACCATTTGGTCAGAACAAAAACCAGAGTTTGTAAAATCATTAACAAAAGCATCTAACAAATATATTAAAGCTGCTAGAAATTTTCCAGAAGCTAAAGCACATATAAAAAAACACGGCGACTTTGGAAGATCATATCATTCAACACCACTTACAGCTGATAATGATTTTCTAGATTTTAGAAATTACATTGGTCAAAAATCTTGGGAGTATTTAGATCATCAAGGTTTTGATATGCAACAGTACACAACACTATTTAGTGAGATGTGGGTACAAGAGTTTTCTAAAAAAGGGGGTGGTCATCATTCAGCGCACATACACTGGAATCAACACGTATCGGGTTTTTACTTTTTAAAGTGTAGTGATAAAACATCTATGCCAGTATTTCACGAACCGAGAACCGGTGCACGTGCTACAAAATTAAAAATGAAACCAGATCAAAAAAGTGTATGGGGTGGAAATGAACTAATACATTTTAAACCTACACCTGGAACTTTAATTATCTTTCCAGGATTTTTAGAACACGAGTTTAGTGTAGACTTTGGAATAGAACCTTTTAGATTTATACATTGGAATATACAAGCTGTACCAAAAGAGATGGCTAAAGATGTTTAAGAAAAAAAAGTATACAGTTATCCGTCAAGCAATATCAAAAGACCTAGCAGCTTTTGTTGCAAATTATTTTATGATGCAAAAACAAGTTTATGATACTTGTAGGAACGCTAGATACATATCACC